GCCCTGGGGCACGGCGTTGGCGCGGGTTGGGGAAATGCTCGCGGTCGTAGGCAGGCTCTTACGGGCTTGATCTGCTTCGTCATTCGCCACAGGGGCCATGACCAAAGGCGGAGCCACAGTCATGGAGGAACGAGCAGACAGCGGGAGACGGGCAGCCTGCAGCGCCTTATCGACGGCGGGTGTGCTGGGCAGCGGCGCTTCAATGCCCGGGATTTCCGGTGCCTTGGGCATTTCGCCAAAGGCCGCATCGATCTGGACGCCGGGGATCTTGTTCAGCATCTCGATCAGGCCGCTGATCGCGTCCCGGAAAATCGACACGATGCCGTCCCACGCCGCGCTGGCCAGGCCGGTCCAGCCACCGATGGTGCCGAACCAATCCGACAGCGCCTGCAGCTGGCCCGCGATCCACTGAAACGCAGCCGTATTCATCAGGGCACCGGTCCATTGGTCCCAGTAAATGACGGCGGCAGCGACAGCCACGCCCAGGGCGAGAATGCCGGCGACGATCAGCAGCACCGGGTTGGCCAACATGGCGGCGTTTACCAGCCAGATCGCGCCCTGCCAGAGCATCATTCCGACCCGAACCAACCCCATCCAGGTGTACAGAGCGACCAGGCCGACTACGAATGCGGCAATCATGACGGTGTGGAACACGAACATGGCGATGCTGCGAAAACCCGTCCAGGTCAGCACTTTCCAGATGGTGACCATCGACAGCCAGACCATTTTGCTCATGCCTACGACCAGGGTCATGGCAGACATGGCAGCGATCAGGCCGAACACCACCAACACGGTGATGCCGATAACCCGGGTAAGGTTGGGAAATAGCTGGGTCCACCGGGTCAAGGTGCTGGCGATGCCCACCAGTTTGTCCATCAGCGGGGCCAGCATAGGAATCAGCGCCTGGCCGAAGGCGATACGCAGCGCCTGGACGGCAGCGCCGAACTGCTGCCACGGATCCACCATGGCCTTGGCCATTTTCTCGGCGTTCTCAAGGCCACGGACTTTGCCCAGCTGGGTGATGCCGTGTTTCAGCCGGTCGGTGTCCTTAGCCAGAGCGCCAATCACCTGGGCGCCTTCCCCGCCGAATGCGGCCATCAGCTTCGCGTTGGCGGATGCGGTGGTGAGGTCGCCTAATTTGCCCTCCAGCTTGCCCAGCACGTCCATGATCGGCAGCATGTTGCCTTGGGCGTCAGTCAACTTGACCCCCAGGGTCTTGGCACCATTGGCCGCGTTCTCGAAAAACGCTTTCAGACGCCCGCCGGCGTCGCCGCCTTCCATCGTGCTGCTGAGCGTGCCGATCACCGCGAACTGCTCGGCGATGTTCATGCCGGAAGACGTTGCAATGGCGCCGACTTCCTTGAAAGCATCCTTGAGCTGCGCGCCGTCAGTCCGGAACAACTTCACGACCGTGGCTGTTTGGCCGCCCAACTGCTCGACCCATTTGTCTTTGCCCATCGCGTCGGCGCCGGACTTGAAAATGTTGTACATGGTGCCGACGTACTGCCCCATGGTCTCGGCGTCAGATTTGGTGGCCTTGGCCAACAGATTGCTGGTGTTGGTAAAGGTGGCCAACTGGTCGCCGGCCAGACCTTTGATTGCCCCGCTGATGCTGTAGGCCGACGCCACGAACTCGGACGCGGTGGTGGCGTACTGGACAGAGAAAGCCAAGGCCTTCTTGTTGAGTGCGTCCAGGGCGTCACCGGCAACGTCGAGCGATTGCACTTGTCCCAGGGCCCGATTCATTTCAAGCGCCGGTTCCAGGGACTCGGAAATGCCCTTGGCCGAGCCGATCAGACCGCCCAGGCCTAAGCCCATCTGCTTGATGTTGGCTTCACCTGCAGCAGCCAGGTCGGAAAAGATGGTTTTCACCTTGCCCAACGGGGCGCTGACCTTGTCGGTCAGGCTGAGAATGAAAGCCAGGCGGGCGGAGCGATCGGCCATTAAGGGTTATCCGTTCAATGCGTAAGCGATGCCGTTGGAGACGGCGATTTCCATGCGGCGCCAGTGTTCGTCCTCCAGCCACTTGGCTGTGCCCATGTTGTCAATGGTGAGGTCACTACCGGGTAGCCAGCGGGCAGTCAGTGCGATCAACTGCCCCAGGCCGTCTTCGGTCAGGCGATCAGCGTGCTCGAGGACTTTTTTACGATCACGTCAAGGGTCGGTGCGTATTCCTCCAGCAGTGCGCCGGCCAGTTCCATGACCGTGACGGGGTTGACCAGGAACGGTTTCAGGGATGCGCGTTGGTCCGGCAGCACGGTGTTGACCAACAGGTTGTTAGCCGGCGCGACTTTGTTGGCCTGGGTGGTCGAGTTGAAGTACTTCGTAACGACCTGAGGATCCAGCTTGAAGGTGAACTCCTGTTCGCCGATTTCCAGGGTGATTTCGCGTACTGCGTCGTTGGTTGTGATGGTCATGGTGATTTCCGTGGGTTGAAGTGATTCAGGGATTTGCAGGCGGTCGCTGGACCACCGTGCGGACGTAGTCCTGCAGGCCGAGCAACATCTGCCGGGTTAGGGCGAGCTGGTCGACGAGGGTGAAATAATCCGATCGAGCGTCTGCTGCGAGTTCGGCGGATCCTGCATCAGCCACGCTGGCGGTGCCGGTGGCACCAGGTATTGCGGGGGCTGGGCAACGAGCTTTGACGAGCAACCGCTTACGGCCATCGTCAACATCACGCTGCAGAGTTTTGTTCTGGTCGAGAGCACTTTTAAGTTCCTTGGTACGTCGTTGATCAATCTCGTCACGTGCCTGGCTGATCTGAGTCATCTGGCGCGCGATTTCCGTCAGGGCACTGACTTTGGCCTGTTCCTGTCCTAGCTCGGCGCGGATCACTTCGCGGTCCTTTACCACTTGGAGGAACCAGAACAACGGGATTAAGGCAGTGAGCAAGAGCGCAAAAACAAATCGCATTGGGGTGATGGTCATTTAAGGCAAAGCTCCATTTCTGCGATCCGGCGGTTGTGCAGCCCTTGGACGAACTGCTTGCGACCGTTTGCCAAAGTCACAAAGGACCAGACCGGCGAACCCTCCGGTGCGTAGGCCAAAGCCCTGCAGCCTTCAGCGATGCGACCGGCGTTGATGAGGCCCACGGCCCGACTGGCGCACGTGCTCGGCGTCCCAAAGTTATGGCCATGGCTGCTCAGCGCATCAAAGGTGTTCTGCCCGACCGCCTGATTCGTCAGGCAATCCGCCAGTGCAAGCTGCCCTTTCGAAACCACCAGGCTTTCTACCTCGGCGCATCGAGCGTCGGACCAGTAGTCACCCACCACGACCGGCACCGGGCTGGTGTAACGGGTGATGCCTTTGCAGACTGTCGGCAGACCACGGGCCAACTGGTCCGGGTAGACGACGTTCTGGCCGGTGCCTTCCCACTTGCCCAGGAACGCGGTGAATGTGCTGCTTACAAGCAGCAGCGCGCCGACAGCGATCTTGTTTCGCAGGCTCATCCCTTGACCTTCCAATCGCGCAACATCTGGCGGTACTTAGGGATCAGCAGCAGGATCTGCAGCACCATGTAGACGGCGGTCAGCATGTAGGCGACCGAAGACCAGTCAATGGCGCCTGTTGCACCGGTGGCGGCCACGCCAATGGCGGGCGACACCTTCACCAATGCAATGGCTGTGTCCTGAGCGACCTGATTCGTGCTCATCGGCGAAGTCCTTTTTCGATAAGGGTCTGGCACGGGACGCACCGCAAGATCCCGCCCAGCGCCTGGCGCTTTTCAGGGATCGGTTTGCAGCAGTCCTGGCAATGGGTGAGGCTTGGCCCGGTCGGCCGTGCCACAGCCAACGCGGCGGCAATGGCCTGGTCACGTTGGCGCTGTTCCAGCGCCTGGGCACGGTCGAACGGGCAAACCATCAGGTCAGGCCCTCGATTTCGCTAGCCGCCAGGTAAGGCACGTCATCGATCTTGATGAAGTCCGGCGACGTCACGTCGAAAGGCAGCTTGACCGTGGATTTGGTCGCGCCCTTGGGGTCCAGGCTGAGCAGGCTGGATATCCGTAGCTTGCAGCCGAAGGCCTCGTACTTGATCTCTTCCTCGCCAGCTTTGGCGTAGAACACGATGTCGAACGGCTCCAGCTCGCGGAAACTGCCGGCAGCAGATGCCTGCTCCGTGATCAGCTTGAAGTTGGTGATGTCGACCTCGATCTCACCGGCCGCTGCCACGTCACCGTCGACGTGTCCGTTAGGTACACCCTTGTTCTGAGCCACCGCCGTGTTGTCGGTGATGTCCAGGGTGCAAGCCTCGCAATGCACCTTGGTGTCGCCCAGGGAAATGTCGAAATTCTTGCCGCCAATCTTTGCTGCCATGGGTTACTCCGTTTCGGACAGCGAAAGGTCCAGCGCCAGGTTGGCGGTGATGTCTTTCGGGCAGTTGAGGGGGCGCAGGGTCAGGTAGGCGACCACTGCCGTTTTGCTGGTCCAGGTCAGCGTGATGGCGTTCTTGCCAGGCTGCTCAATCTCGCCCGGGAACAGGTTGGCCCCCACACGGGTGGACTTGGCCATCGCACGCAGCGGCGCCATAAGCGCGGTACGGTTGATCTCCATGCTGGCCGCCGAACTGTTCAGGCGGCGGTCACCGACGCGCTGGATCAGCAGCACGCGAACACGGCGAGCGGCCTTGTCGAGCACGCGCAGGTACTCGATCACATCGGCGTCGGAGCCAGGAGCGACCAACATGTTGCCGTCGGCCCAGTACATGCCCGGGTAGCCGGCATAGGTCTGGGGCACGGACAACCGCGCTGCATCGAGCACAACGCTGGTCGAGGACTGCAGGGGCACGCCGTCTTTGTCCACGGGCGTAGCGCCCAGGCCCATCAGCGCACCAGTGGCCACGCGCATGGGTGTGTCGGCAATGCTGACGGCCGCGTTGGCTAAGCGGCCGGCCAGCACGCCCAGGTTGTTGCCGTGCAGCTGTGGGACCGCGAGCACGCGATCGGCGACCAGGCCGTTCACCAGGTCACGCTGGGCGGTTTGATAGGTCGCCCAGGATTCGGTCGCGCTGTCGATGCCAGCAGTGGCTGCGATGATGAACAGGCGCCGGCCGTAGGTGTTCTGCACCGATACGGCGGCGGTATTCATGCTGTCCAGCTCTGCCTTGGTGGTCACCGGCTTGGTGATCACCACTGCCTCTACGTCGTAGCCGTGCTGCTGGGCGTAGGTGAACGCGGTCAGCCAATCGCCATCGGCCGCAATCGGCATGGCCAGAGCGTTCCAACGATCGCCGCCGTTTGCCCGGGCGGCGATGATCTGGGTTTTGAGGTCGCTGGGCGGAATGCCCAGCTGAACGTCCAGGTCGCTTTCAGTATTGAGAGCGATGACCTGACCGATGTTTTTGGCGCCTGGCCCGATGAAGAGGAACAGACGTTCCACCTCGGTGGCGGTGCCTTGGCCAAGGTTCTGGTTATTGACTGAGACTCTGCCGAGTGCCATGGAATGCCTCTATCGCGGGGATGTGATGGTTTGGCGCAGCACCAGGTTGACCAGCTGGCTGGTCTCGCTAGGGCTCGCGCCGAGGAATTGGCGGGCGGGCAACTGGATGTCCCAGGCCTGCTTACCGGTTGAGGCTTTGTGTTCGGTGTCCAGGACGCGGATCAACAGCCCCGCCTTGGTGTATTCCAGGTTCTGCTGGATCCACGAAACGCTGGGTTTGGAAGGCTTTTTCTTGCCTGGCAGGCGGATCCGGTAGTTGAGTTGGCGCAGGCGCTTGGCCTGTTTTTCAGTAGCCGCGGTGCCTGGTGGAACCTTGCTCAGCTCGCGCATTTGGTGCGCGGTGACGCGCTCACTGCCGCCGTTGTTCTGCTGCGCGGCGACGTACCGGGTCAGGCGGTTACGCCAGCCCAATTCGGCCTCTTGGTCGGTCAGCTTCACGACATCGAGCAGCTTGGCCAGGCCGCTTTCCATCTTCTTTTTCGATTTAGCCGGGTCCTTACGGGGCGCGAACGGCGTGCCGTCGATGTTCGTATGGTTGCGCACCCGGCCACGGCTGAGACTGCGCACACGCTTGCTGACATTGTTCAGAAGACGGCGGCGCTTCACCGGTGGCAGTTCCAACAGGGCCAACAGCTCCTCAGCCCCCAAAAGGCCGCGAATGTCGATGCTGAGCGGGCTAGACGCTGTCATTGCGCACCACCTCGCCGCTCTCGGCGACCCACAGTTCAAACGGGACCGCTGACCAGCGCTTGCCGTAAACCTCGATCTCGCCGGCCGGATCTTCGGCAAGGTATTGGGGCTCGCTGAACTGCAGAGTCAGGTCGACATCGGCCAGGTCGTCGTCAAGCATGTCGATGGCAAACGTCGGCGCGGCCAGACCCTCGCGATCTTCGTCATTCGCTTCCAGCCAACTGCCCACCAGGGCGATCAGACGCGCAGGGCTATCGGCGAAACGCTCAAAGGAGATCGTGGCGGTGTAGTTCAGGTCGCCCATGTACATGCCCTTTTCGTCGGGCTTCCAGAGCAGGTCGACCTGCACCTGGTCGGTCCAGCTGTCGAGCTGCTCGGTGGCCACCAGCTGGCGTTCGATGAGGTAGGCGGTCAGCGCCCGGAGCTTGATCACAGCAACTTCGCCGTGATGCGGCCGCGACCCTGGATAGCTCGCACGGCTTGCTGACTGAACGCCAGAAAGGTGTCGGAGCGCTCGGGCAGATCCTTGCCGGTGTTCTCGGCAGAGTCGCGGCGGGTGACGGTGGCGAACTGGGTCAGCAAGCTGGCCTTGGCGCGGCAGTAGACGGCGCGCTTGTACAGATCGACTTTAAAGGTGCGCTCCGGCAGGACGGTGGTGTCTGCAGACTCAACGCTTGACACTCCAGCGCCCTGCCAGCGCGCTTTACACGCAGCCAGGTCGAGGTTTACCTCGTGCATGGCCATGGTTAGGTCAGCATCCAGCATGTCGACCAGGTATTCCGCCGGCAGGCGGTACGCCTTCTGGAATTCAGACACAGAGAGGTCCGGCCAAAAGCCGTCGTTCTCGATCGCCTGATCCACAAAGGTGGTGGGTTTACCTGAAAAGCCGCTCATTGCTGGACGCTCAAATAGGGCAGGTGCGGCGTCGGGGCAGACCGGGGGTCATAAATGACCTGGTCGTTCCGTGGCAGCTCCCTGCAGGGGGTAGTCGGTTATTCGGTGCCGTCGCCGGCGTTGTCTTCGGTATCGGTCGGGTCGCTGGCTTGGGCCAGTTGCTTGGCCAAGGCCTTGCGAGCACCTTTCAGGCGGGTTTCAACGCGGATTTCCGGGTACAGGACCTCGGCACGTTCCAGGTGCGCAACGGCGACAGCCCAGTCCTTGCGATCCATGGCCAGGAAACCCAGCAGCCGGTGGTAACGAGCCGGGATGCGCTCGAACAGCTGCCATTCACCATCAACCCGGGGCAGCAGATCCGTCACATAAGGTTCAGGACTGCGCCCGGCTTTATGCTCGGCCTCGCCCCACTCGATCACGGCATCCGCTACGAATGTCGGGATGTCGCGGCGGAAGCGCTCGGGCAGCTCTTGGCCCTGGGACATGGCGAAGTCCGCCAGCTCTTGGCCAGCGACAAATTCACCGGTGTCGAACAGCCAGATCAGGACGTACACCAGCACTTGGTTAGGGAAATTGAGCCCCGATTCGCGGTAACGGGTGACGTATTCCTGGTACTTGGGCAGCAACTCAGAACGCTTTAGCTGCTGACGCTGATCCAGACTGTTCAACTGGTGCAGCCGATCAAGGTCACCGGCCAGCGCAACCTCCATCAGCTTCAGGTGCTTCTGCGCGTTGGCCGGGCTGTTGAGGGCGGCACCAGGTGAGTAGGTCGCCGGTGTGGCACTGGCGGACGCGGCCGCTGAGCCTTGGGCGATCACGCGGCGCTTGTGCGCCAGTGCCAAACTCACGCTGTCACCACTTCAACGTTTTCAGTGAGTGCGAACTTCTCCAACTGCTCGATCACATAACCTTCGTTGCGGCTGTTGAAGTCCTCGACGCGGCTGCGTTTGGCGTTGTCGACCGTCTGCTTACGCCAGCTGGAGCCCTGGTAGTAGATCGACAGGTTGTCGAAGCTGGTGACCAATACGGAGTTGGCCGGGAAGTGCGGCACGCTGAACGCCGGCAGGCCGCCATAGGTAGCGATGACCTGCTGATTTTCGATGCGCTCTTTTTCGGTCGGCTTACCGGCCTGGTTGCTGTACAGCTTGGCTTTGTCGGCCGCCAGCAGGTCGGAACCGATGATTGCGATCAGGTCGCCGCCATCGCGGACACGCTCGTCGACCATCTGCTTGGTGTCATGCACCAGGGAGTCGAGGTTTTCGTAGTCGCCGCCCGGGCCCATGGTGACCTTGCCAGCTACCTTGCCATCCTTCAGCACCTGCTCCGGGATCTGCTCGCGGGCGATCTGCAGCCAGCCTTTGTTCACATCCTGCAGCAACGGATTAGCTACGAGGTCGGTTTGCTCGGCAGCTTCAACGCCATGGAAGCCGATCATGATGCGGTCCAGCGCGATCTGCTTTTGCACGGCCGCTGAATAGCGCACATGGAAGTCGGGGAACTTGGCCCAGGCGTCAATCTTGGCGTAGGACAGGCTGACATCGGACTCCGTAGAAACCAGCTCGTACTGGTCATCGTGCAGCGCGGAAGCGTCCTTGGCTTCACGGTCCTTGTTCTTGGTGTTGGTGCGGCCAGTGACCGGACCGGAAGTGCCCAGGAACACCTTCTGCCCCTTGATCTCGGTCACGGCGATGATATTGATACGTTCCAGGAAGTCCGCTTTCGCAGTGATCGCGTCATTCAGTTCCTGGGCGATCGAGGGTTCAACGCTGAACACCTTGGAAGCCAGAGCGACACCATAGGTCTCGGCCATGGCGAGCTGCATCTGGCCGAACATTTGTGCGCCGTACGCACTCAGGGAATAGGCCATGTCAGAGTACTCGCGGCTTGTCGGTGGCCGAAGTGCCGGTGGTACGTGGCAGGGCGCGACTGGTGGTGGAGTCCTTGAGCGTGGTGAATTCCTTCAGCAACGCTGTGAACTTGGCGTCCAGGGTCTGATTGCCCTGGGCCTGATGTTTGCGCGCAAACTCGGTTTCGGCGCTTGTTACAACGGCATCGACGGAGGTTTGTACATCGTCGGTCAGCGCGGCTTCAGGTTCGGGAGCAGTGGGCGCGGCGGCTTCAATCACAGCGTCCAGGCCAGCTACAACGATCAGGAACTGATCGCGCAGCGCCTTGATCGCCGTGGCGGTGGTTTCATCCATTTGGTTGGTCTCTTCGGGAGTTGTCGGTGGGGTTGTGCCGGTCTCTTCGTCAATGCCGAAGCGCTTGAACAGGTTGCGGAACATGCTGAGAAGCTTGCCCATCTCGCCCGCCGGTTCCTCCTCTTCAAAGGAGCCAAGCGGCATCCCGGCGCCGTAATGCACGGGCTTGCCGGTCTTGCGGGAGAAGTAGAGTTCCTGGGTGCCGAGGCTGGCCGGCGAGTCGGTGACCGCCAGGCCAGTCAGGTAGGCTTTGCCGGTGTTGGCAAAGTCGGGAGTTATTTCAATGCTGGTGAACAGCTTCTCGCCCTGGTCATTGAGCGCGAGCAGCTTGTCGTTGGGCTTGAGCTGGGCCTCCAGGCCGATCTGGCCGGGTTTCAGGCTTGGGTCTTCCTCAACCAATCGCACGGCAAACACGGTGCCGTAGGAGCCAGGCCAACGCTCATGCTCCGACCAGATCACGGCGGTGTAGGTGTCGGACGTGTAGGTCTCAGCGATATCGCGCAGTTCTTGGGGAGTGATCACGCGGCCATCGGCGGTCGGGCCGCTGGTGGCGACTCGCTTCCAAAAGCTGACAAGGGAACGGGGCATGTACTGCGCTCAATCGGTGATGTGAGGCCCCAAGATAGGGACGTGGCCACGTCCGAACAAACGGTTAACTTTTGCCTTTCTCCTATTTTCGATATCTAGGAGGAACGCGGATTTTAACTGCACGTTTTCCCGGTTTTCGCCGCATAGACTGCGGCCATGAACTACTCCAAAGAAGTCAAAGAAGCCGCCAAACGCCTTTATTTGCGTCGCTGTTCCGTAAAGGAAATCCAGACGCAATTGAAGCTGCCGCACAAGCGCGTTATCTACTACTGGATCCGTCAGGGATGCTGGGACGAGATGCTGACGGATGAAGAGCCGCTGACGGCTTGCAGCCGGCGTATCACCCTTCTCCTGGAAAAGACCGACACGCTGACCAAGGGCGAACTGGACGAACTCGACCGGCTCACCACCCTGCGCGAACGCCTGTCCAAGCAATGCGCCAAGCCGGCGCCGGCAACCGTTGAGACACCGCCTGCAGGAGATGGCCAACGCGACGAGGGAAAGCGTCGTGACCGAGGCGAACGGCGCGAGCGCGGAGACCGAAAGAAGGAAAAGAAGAGCAAGAACGACATTGCAGGACTGACCGAAGTCGACTTCCTGGACAAGTTCATCAGCAAGATGTTCGGCTACCAAAAGGAGCTGTTCGCCGCCAAACAGAACCCTCTAACGGCCCGGATCCGGAACATCCTCAAATCCCGACAGGTTGGCCTGACGTACTACTTCGCTGGCGAAGCGTTCATGGATGCCGTCCTGACCGGCGATAACCAGGTGTTCCTGTCAGCGAGCCGGGCCCAGTCCGAGATTTTCCGCAGCTACATCATCTCGTTTGCCATGGAATGGTTCGGCTTGGAATTGACCGGCAACCCGATCGTGCTGAGCAAAGACGGCCAGCCTTGGGCCGAGCTGCGCTTTCTAAGTACCAACAGCAGCACCGCCCAGGGCCACCATGGCCACGTCTACATCGACGAATATTTCTGGATCCGCGACTTCGAGAAACTGAACACCGTGGCTTCGGCGATGGCCACCCACAAGAAGTGGCGCAAAACCTATTTTTCCACGCCCAGCGCCGTTACTCACCAGGCCTATCCGTTCTGGACCGGTGAATCGTTCCGCAACAGCAAGCGCAAGAAAGCCCGCGATCCGTGGCCAGGCGCTGCCCAGTACACCGGTGGCGCGCTCTGTCCGGACGGCCAATGGCGCAAGGTCATCACTATCCTTGATGCTATTGCCGGCGGCTGCGAGCTGTTCGACCTGGAGCAGCTGCAGCTGGAGTACGACGACGACAAGTTCCAGCAACTGTTCATGTGCAAATTTATCGACAGCACGCAGAGCGCCTTTTCCCTGGGCGACCTGGAGCGCTGCTATTCCGATTTGTCGCTGTGGACCGATTACGATCCGGACGACCCCCGCCCATACGGCAACAGCCCGGTCTGGATTGGCTACGACCCGAGCCGGACACGTGACGACGCCACATGCGTGGTCATCGCACCGCCACTGGAGCCCGGGGCGAAGTTTCGGATCCTGGAGAAACACAGCTGGCGCGGTACGTCGTTCACGCACCAGGCCGCTCAGGTCAAGAAGCTGGTCGAACGCTTCAACGTCCAGCACATCGGAATCGACACCACTGGCATCGGCTACGGCGTGTTCGACCTGGTGCGCGATTTCTACCCGCGTGCCACCGCCATCCACTACAGCCTGGAAGCGAAAAACGCCCTGGTGCTCAAGGCCCAGGACACGATCACCGGGCGCCGCCTGGAATGGGACGCCGGCTGGAACGACATCGCGCAGGCCTTCCTCACGATCAAGCGCGGCACCACCAGTTCGGGACAGATCACCTACAGCGCTTCACGCACCGAGGCCACCGGCCACGCGGACGTTGCCTGGGCAATCATGCACGCCCTGGCCAACGAACCTTTGAACATCAACAAGCAGCGGCGCAGCCGCTACGTCACCAGCGGACCAGGTACCAATGCCCCCACGTCACAAAAAGCAGGCAACCCAGCCGGAGCACGCGCCCAAAGGGCCGATGCGTTCATTCACCTTCGGCGCACCCGAGGCCGTGCTCACGGAGAATATCGGCCAGTACCTGGGCGTGTTCGCCAGTCACGACGCGCAGATTTACACGCCGCCGGTGTCCCGTTCCGGGTTGGCCAAGCTGCTTAAAGCGAACGCGCACCACGGCGCGATCCCGCCATTCAAACGCAACCTGATCCTGCGTGAATTCGTTCCGTCCGCAGGTTTCTCGATGCAGACCATGAGCCGGTCAGCCCTGGACTATGTCGTGTTCGGCGAAACCTACCTGCTGCGCAACCGCAATCCGTTCGGCCAAGTCCTGGAGATGGTGCACCTGCCTGCGATCAACATGCGCGTGAAGCTGGACGGCGGCTACCGGATGCTGCTGCGTGACGGCAAGTACCTGGACTTCGACAAGGACGAGATCGAGCACATCTACAACTATGACGTCGAGCAGGACATCTACGGCGTGCCGGACTATCTGGGCGGCCTGCAGGCGCTGTTGCTCAACGAGGCCGCCACGCTGTTCCGTCGGCGCTACTACAGCAACGGCGCGCACGTGGGTTACATCTTCTATTCGAACGATCCGAACATGAGCCAGGAAGACGAAGACCACCTGCAGGCGCAGATCTCCGACGCCAAGGGCGTGGGCAACTTCCGCTCGATGTTCGTCAACATTCCGGGCGGCAGCGAGAAGGCGATTCAGATCATCCCGGTCGGTGACTTCCAGGCCAAGGACGAGCTGGAGAAGGTCAAGAACATTACGCGCAACGATGTGATTGCTGCCTGGCGCATGAACCCCGCCCTGGCCGGGATCATCCCGGAAAACGTCGCCGGCTTTGGTGACATCGTGAAAATCGACCAGGTGTACACCAACAACGAGATCCGGCCGATCTGCCAGCTGTTCAACCAAGTGAACGACACCCTACGCCCAGACAGACATATCCACTGGATTGAACCACCGAAACAAGTTGAAACCACTACATCTAGTTAGCTCAGCAGAGAATGCCACTACAGAATGTGGCAAAATGGTGGCTAGTGGACATCCCTGGGGAGGGCGCAATGCGGATCTATTGCACAGCTTGTGGACATAAGGGGCGGATAGGATCTCGGGAAGATCTGTCGCCGTCATTTGCAAAATTGTACTGCCAATGCCTGGACACGAAGTGCGGCCATACATGGGTGGCCAACCTCACTTTCTCGCACACGCTCAGTCCTTCAGCCCAGTCATTTGACCGGCTTCTGTTCGATCGCCTGAAGGACTTGTCCAGGGCGAAACAGCGTGAGCTGTTCGATCAGCTGGGGGCGGCTTGAATGCGGGAACGCCAGCCACTGGGGCCGGCGCCTGATGCAACGTAGGGACAAGCGAGGTGGTTAGGTGATTGCTTAGTCGGTTCCAGAGCTGTCAGGAATTTCCGAGAGCACTTCTGCCATCCGCCTCACCCGCTGCTGATCTACGTCAGACATTCGCCGGTAAAGCCTAATCAACCGCAGCTCCAATGCGGTAATTGGCTGCCAATCATTCTCACGGGATTCGTTGTAACTGCCTTCAAATTTAGCGCGATCCAACATGCGTACTGCTCCATAGGTGCATGAGTGAATCGACGTTATCGGGCGGTTTAGAGCCTTAGGACAGAGGGAGCGCCACAAGTGTTAGCAATTTGTCACAGCCTAATTCAGGCCACGCGCTTCCATCACCGCCATGGCATCGAGCAGGCGACGGATAGTTTTCTGGTCGTCTTCAGGAATGCTGCGGTACTTCTCGATAATCGAGTTTTCGCTCTCATTCAGAGACGCTTCAGTAGCGAATGTCCGCTGGCCGCTCAGTATGTACGGGACGTCAAAGCCCGGATCTCGCATAACCCTGCTCAGATACCAAGCTGGTGCGTCGCTTGTGCCTGCTTCGTAATTGGCCTGCGTACGTTTAGATATGCCCAGACCCTCGGCAACTTGGTCTTGCGTAAGGCGCTTTTTCTTTCGCTCTTCCCGCAGTCGCGAGCCGATCTCTTCCGAATCGTGCAAAATTTTTCATTCCATATATTTACAAATGCACGCATGTGCATCATTCTGCATTCCCGACACATGAAAATGCATGGAATTGCACTATGCCGAACAGCACCATCAACGAGCAAGCCCGGCGCGAAGCCCGGGAAGCTTTGGAACGAAAAGGCCAGACAGCGAAAGACTTCGCTGAGAAGCACCAATTGAATCCCAGCACCGTCTACGCAGTGCTGAGTGGCCAGAGCCAGTGTCGACGCGGGGAGGCACATCGAGCAGCCGTGTTGCTGGGGATCAAAGACGGCGTGATTGCACAGTAATGGCACGAACTATCAGGGAAAAGCAGAACATGAAAAGCCCAGTTCTAAAGACACGCCGTGAAGTCGTCAGCGCAATCATTTGTAGCTACCCAGGAGGTCGCGAGTGCGCTGCAGCTCGAATTGGTTTGGCGCTGAAAAAGTTTGATAACCACGCCTACGAAAACAACAACAGCAGACCTCTGACAGACGCCCAGCTGTATCAGCTCGAGCAGGAAGCAGGCACACAGCATTTCCCGCACTACGTGGCGTCAATGTATGGCGGCTTGTTCGTGGCGGTACCGGATCCCGAGACGAATGACACGGTGGAAATGTACTCACTGTCGGTCCAGGTCTCTGCAAAGCGTGGCTGCGTCGACCAAGAGATTGCCAAGGCTTTAGCCGATGGATGCATCACCGAAGCGGAGGCTGAACACATTCTCAACGCTCACAACCTGCACATGGCTGCACGCCACGCCGAAGTGCTGGCAGCGATTGACCTTTACCGCGCCAAAACAGGGCCAGCCCAATGAACAATGCGCCTGCAGTACAGGAATATCAGGACGTGCTTAAAGCCGCCGCTCTTGCATTTCTCGAGCGTCACCATTGTGAACACCTGGGCAACGACCAGCAGTTGATCGCTCGGACCGTTCGCCACCTGGTTGCCGATTACGATGTGCTGACGCAGATGGCGGAAAAGATGGTTCACCTGGCCTACAGCGATATGAACGCAATCCGCGATCGCCAGCGCCTCGACATCCGCAACAGCACCGCCACTCACTCAGTGATCGTTGACCCTACCAACGGCAATGCCTGGGCAATCCCGGTCAGCCTGATCTATGAACGCATCATCAACGCACCGGACAACGGGCGTTACCGCTTAGCCAACTCGTAACACCAACCCAACAAATTGCCTGCCCCACACCCCGTGGGTTTGGGTGAGCTGCGCCCGAATTCGAGGTTTTACGATGGGAAACGCCGTAATTGTCACCGCCCAACTGCCACCGGCAGAGGCTCAAGCCTTGCTGGCAGCAATGCGTGAACAGTACCGCTTGAGCCTCAACGAATACTGGTATGCCGACCAATTCCGCCTGGTGGCGGACGGTTTGCGCCACGGCGCAATCATCGCCCATGTCCCTGTAATGGCAGCGCAAAAACGCCTTATGGCAGCTCTGTCCCACAGCCTTAGAACAGTGAACAACCAATGAGAGACGATCTGCGTCACGACGTCCTGCAGCGCCTCGAGCACGACTACGACCTGAAACACCGCCCAGGCACCGACTACATGCGTGGTGGTACTTGCCCCAAGTGCCGCCAAAAAACCTTGTTTACCCGCCACGACGCCCCTTGGCTGGTGATCTGCGGTCGCCCTGAGAAGTGCGCTCACACCATGCACGTAAAAGAAATCTACGAGGATCTGTTCGAAGACTGGAGCAAGCGAGCACCGGCGACCGAGAACGCCCCAGCAGCGACTGCCCGCGCGTACCTAGAGTTTGCGCGTGGTTTCAGCATGGACCTGATCGGTGGATGGTTTACCCAGGAAACGTACTTCAACAGGGAACTGAACGCCGGCAGCGCGACCGTCCGCTTTCCGCT